TAGGAACAGCTCCCCACAGTGGTTTACCATTACCATCTACCTTAGGAGTTACCCCATCATCCTCAGTCAACGGCAGCCTTAATGTAGCTGGCAGTATAGCCCACTCTTGAGTCTGACCTACTAACTTGTTTAACCGCTCAGTCCCAGGCACGCTGGGCATGAGTCCCCTTAGAGACTTAGCCATTGCTTCCCATCGAGTATCTGACCTATCACTGTAGTTAATGCTAACTGTAGTAACAGGCCAAGGATAGGGCTCATCAGCCTCCAGTACTTCGAGGTCGCTGAACTTAAAGTCTACAACCAGACTGTTCCTGGTGCTGCCGTCATCATTACTGTATTGGTTACTCCTACGTGTCCATTCAGCCAGTCTGCCCTTGAATCTCTTCAGTGGGCTTACACCTGATGGTGCATCCGTAGTAATAACTATTTCCTGTTCCATTATTCCTCCTTACTTACTGGTGTATACAAACTCCGTCAGGGTCACCATTGCAGCGTGGACAGTCCTCTCCCTCCTCTAGTTCTAGACAGGCCCTAAGAAACCTATCTGCATCAAACAGTTTACTGTCCTTCTCGAATAGGTCTATGAACTCCAGTGCTATACGTTTCACCTCCTCGTCATCTAAGTCTGACTCTCTAAGTATTTCAGCTATCTCTTCATATGACTGTTTACTATACCGTGCCATTCTTTATACCTCCTTATGGACAGAATCACCGTTAGGGTATAACTAAGTCCTTCCTTTCTATTGAGCTAGTAACACACCCTTTCTTGTCTATGATACCAAGATTTCCCATTAAAGCTAGAAAGAAGTTATCTCCAGGTTGCCAGTTGACAAAATAGTCTTCTGTATCTATAAGACCAGGCAGTTTATAACTACATTCCTTATGAGTGTAGTAAAACTGTTCGTTATCTCCGTCCTTAATCTCCACATTAAAGTCTGGGTTATCAATTTCCTTATTACAAACATCACAGTAAAGTCTTGGATAGACTATCCGGTCTACTATACTCAGGGATTCACCAAACTGTAGCTTTATACCCACTGTGTACCTCCGGCAGTTAAATGTTAATCTGTCTTACTAATTATGTTAAATTTAGTATATGACTTGGTTGATAATTAACAAAACAAACAAAACAACTAATACAGTACTTTCCTTCCCTTCTCTGCTGGATTTGTCTTTATGCCTTTTGTCACTATCAGTTGGTCTGTCTTGTCCCAGGTAAAGCAATTACTGCACACTCTACCAATTTGATTCTGACCATGTAGTTGATAGTCTCTGACAACTAGTCTGCGTTCATTATGTTCTATATACCTTCCACAGACAACGCAACTATATCTACTGTCTAACAAACTCTTTACCTTCCTCTATAAGAACAACTGTAGCTCTCCTCCATCTCTTATGTTTTTGATAGTTACGTGGCTCAAACCTGTTAGCTCTGCTAATTCCCTATCGTTGTAACCTGATCCGTGGAGCTTCAGTACTAACTGAATTGTTGCTCGTCTGTACTTTCTGCATATAGATTTTTGGCAGCGTTTCGTCATCGTCATAAAGTAGCCTCTTTTCCTCTGTCAGAGTAACGTAGAAGGCTCTTAGACTCTTTCCATTCCTGGGCCGCATAGTTACTCTAGCACTGTCAATCATATCTCCTGACGAACCTAACCTATCAAGGAAGAGCCTTTGGTCTGGTCTGTATAACAGTTCTGAGGAGCCTCTAGCTCTTACAGGCCCACCCTCACCTTCAGACTTGGTGTCTCCATGCACTATAAGAAAGGAAGTTCCTGTAGTTCTTAGCTCTAGTAGGGGCCTGAGTGCTGTAGCTACCATAGCACTATCGTTCTCTCTCATACCTGAAATCCAGAAACTAGCTAGAGGATCAAAGATTATCAGTTTTGGCTTCTGTATTCCTATAATCTGCTCCAGTGTTCCTGGGTACCTGCCATCAAATCTAAACTGATCATAATCCACCCAAAAGTTCTCTCTTTGCTCTCTTGTCATCTTCAGGTTGTTAATCCGTCCGTCAAACACTCCTCTATGTATTTCTAACTCAAAGAAGTAGACTGGCCCTAGGTTCTTAACCTCAAATCTATTTAAGAAAGGTTCTCCAGTAAGTATTGAGTAAGCCATCTCTAAACTAAAGTAGGACTTAAAGGAGTCGTAGGGCGCAGACAGTATGGCCAACTCACCTTCATTTAGAATGTCCTCAATAATTGGCTCTGGCAAGTTATAAGGGTTATCTGCAATCTGTTGTGCATTACGTGGCTGCCTCAACTACTGTTCCTCATTGTCAGATATGTTCCACTTAAAACTCTGACAACGAGGGCATTTAAAGATATACTCCTTCCGTGGTACCCAGGTATGTCCACATTGTAGACACGTACAGGTAGGGACATCTACTTTCTTAATCTCCATGTACACATTATAACATAATACATCATGTCGTGTCAACCCTGAACCATAACACATGATTCACAATTCACGCATTACTATGTAAGTACTTTTATGCTTTAGCTTCAGCCCGACTCTTGTCCTTAAAGAATCCTATTACGAAGCCCCTGTGCCAAAGAGTATAAGGCTGGTCTCTGTCCGTAGTGTATACTAGACCAGACCAAGGCGTTTCCGCCACTTGCTTACTGTTGACTTGTCCAGCCCTAACCTTTTGGCTACTTTTCCTCTGCTGGCTGATGTTAGTATCCTTTCTAGAGGCTGTCCTAGTTCAGACTCTACCAGTAACATAGCTGCTGTCTTACCATCACTGGTCCTGATGTTACGCTCTGGGAACCTACGCTTAGTCTTAGGCAGTGGCATAGGGCTTCCCTCACGCCTAAGCAAGTTTAGTCTAGTCTGCTCACGAGACTTAGCCATAGGCTGCAGCTGCCTGTGACGCCAGTTTCTCTAGCTCAGCCCTTACATAATCCAAGTCCCTGTAAACTCCTCCAGTACCGATATGGAGCCAGAGCCCAGGGACTAGGTCGCTAGAGTGCGCACAGTCGAAGCCTACCCACCATATATCTAAACCTGTGTCATGTGGAAAAGGCTCTGTCCCCTGGGAATCCCACCTTGGTAGGGCCGCATACGCTTTATAATCTTCTTCAGACCAGCCATTAAGACTCCTAGAATATAGGAACTCTCTTCTACTTTCGCTGCTCCTATAGCTAACAGTTTCATGTCCGAAGTAGGTTAGTCCTCCATGTACGTCTGCATCTATCTGGTCGTAGTCTAAGCCGTACCAAGGATGTGGCTTAGGGACACCTAGGTACCCACACAGATGTCCTAAGCCGTCCTGCCTGTGTATGCTTGCAGGGAAGTCTCCTAGTACTAAAAACTCTAACTCACTCATGTATCCCCTATGGGAGCGCTTCGAGCGCGAGCTCAGCGTTCACGACTCGGCGGTATTCCTTCGATGGCATACAGATTGAGTAAAGAGAGTCCAGTACGTGGCCTTCACCGTCAGTGAGCACGGCATTGTACGTCTCGTGCTCTTCGCCAGTGAAGCAAGGGCATTCGCTTGACCCGCACTCACACCCTGTACAAGGCTCCTCGTCGCAGGACCAGGAGACAATCCAGCCCTTACGGGCAGCTTCACTTTCAGCATAGGCAAGCGCCCTGGCTGACCTGGTCCGTCCGTCTTCCTCTGTCTCATCCAGAGCGCAACAGTAACCAGCATGCTCATAGAAGAATTCTTCTTGTATGTTCATCTTCCTCCTTTCAGGTTCATAGTCTCGTCACCTGCCTTAGCACTCCGAATCGCAGCACGTGCCCTACTGGTTATCCGCGTCCCTGCGTCACACTGGCAGACTCGGGCACTGGTAGCAGCAGGGCAATCAGTCCGGTGCTGTGCCATGCTTAGGATTTCCTCCAGTGCTGCCAGTAAGTCCGCAACGCAAGCACAAGGTACATCCTCAGGTAGGTTCATAGTCTCGTCACCTGCCCTATAGCGTATCTCTCTACACACTCACTACACATGTCTCTTAGCCTTTGAAAGCATCTACAGTCTCTACTACCTACACATACTGGTGAGTCATGTACTAAGGCTCTACCTTCATACGTAGGCTTAGCTTCATGGCACACATCACACGTGCCTTTACACTTAGCTCCGCAGGCCATCACACTAACCTAGCGACTAACACGCCAAGTGCAAACCAGATCATCGCTACGTATAGTCTGTCTACAAACGCCGGCACTAGTCTCCTCTCTTCCATTCTTGATAAGCCTGCACTACATCAGGGAACGCCAGCCTCAGCCTAGCCAGGTTCTTTGCATCAGCATGGTGTATCAGTCTGAGTAACCTTGCATTGAACCAGGTAGTCCTGACTGGCTCCATGTCAGGGCCAGGCTCACCATCAGCTATGATAGCGCCTATGTTCTTCCTGTCGTAGTCACTCAGCAATTGGACACTCCTCCCTTACGTGAAACATATCAGCGTTGCCTTGATCTATGTAACCGTACTCGTACATACCACGCTTAACAGGTACGCGGAACTCGTCAGGCCTGGTTACCCAGGTCTTAGTCATACCGTTACGTCTGTACACAGTACGCTCTACGGTAATCCCTCCTCTTGGCCCTAAGTGCCTAGCGCAGCGATTAGTATGGAACTCTCTAGCCGTTAGTGACTGGTCTTTAGTTACAGTCATCACAATCACCTAACACAGCCCTGTTCTGTAGGGTCATAACAGACTCCCTTCACTTCTACCCAAACGTGAGAGCTTCCCTCATCCGAGCGCCCATAAACAAACTCAAATGGTATACCCTTACGCTTGAGCCATTCGCCTAGTATATTAGCTGCTATATCGCAATCAAGATAAGGTCCGCCATCGAGCAACCTTCTAGCAAAGTAGCTTTCCCACCGTGTGACCAGAGCTGAGCCGTACGCAGCACTTCTAGTATGACTTACATTAGTCATGCTGTTACCTCCACTGTTATCTTCTCTGGCGCTTCACCGCCCACAGCCCACTTCTGCAGGTACAGTGCGCCTACGACAGCAGGCATACCGCCTTTGTCCTCTACCTCCTGGTAGCGGTAAGTGTTCTTCGTAGCGCGCTCCAGTATTAACTCGATTGTTAGCTTGTCCATGGTACTCCTCTCTCACTAATGTCCTTGTCGCTAAATATCCTAGACTGTTATGTCCTCGACCTCTAGGTGACTACTTACCCTAGCCACCTCGTCTGTGAGCGCCTGGACAGCGCGAGCCTGGATGGCATCAATATCCTCCAGTGCGTCCCCTGCGCCCACGTCACTCCAGTCTGTTGGTGCAGTCACTTGTATCTGAATGACTTTGAGTGTAAAGCGTCCGCTTCTGTTCGGTTCCATGTTACTGCCTTTCTAGGTGCTTCTCAGCGCCAATATGAACTGTACCGCTTGACTTAGGCTCACGTACCCATGCGTAGCGATGATGAGTCGCCCTTGCACGAGCCGTATGTGCCGCTGTAACCGTTTCTCAGTCTGGAGCACTTGGTATCACCTCCCTTCTAGCTTTGACTCTAACCACCATACAAGCTTTTCAATCCCCCCATATGGCATGTCTTGATTAGACATCCTTGAAATAAGCCCTGGGTTGCACCCAGCTTCTCGTAATGCCTCTGCCCTGGACAATCCTAACGCATCCAATGCTTCATCCAACTGTTCTATCCAGTCCACATATGCGCCCTCAGTTGCAGTCACTGCTCCCCTGCGTCCCCCACGGCTTTTGATCTTGGTACTCACGTTACTCCTTCTGAATATGTATCCTGTAGGGACTGTTAATCCCTACACCTATTATAGTGGAGCCCTGAGCTCGTACAGAGCATCCGAGTAATCCCATTCATGATGCGAGAGATACTCGGCCGCCCGTAGTGCGATCTTTGTTGCCGCTGACTTCATGAACCGTCGGATGCTCTCCTCGCTGTCGTTTGCCATAAAGCTTGGGTCGCGTATGAGGCTTCCAAACTCATGGCAGACATCAACGAGTGCCGTCACAGCCTCGTCATCGAATTCGGCTCCGCCTTTAACGTGGGCGTCCTGCATGATATGTCCTTCCGGATATGGGAGCTAGCCACACCCTACAGGATACATATTGGTAATGTACAGTGGTTGGGGAATCACTCGCAATTGTCAGGGTCGCGTGTCAACCACACTGCGTCGTTTTCGATTCCCAACAACCAATGAAAGCATACCATAGGGGGGTTGATACGTCAACCCCTATTATGTCAATTCACCACGCGAACTGTTGTTCGCATTGGCACCGGGCTGTCATACGGTATACACCCATTAGCAGTTACATATAATAACTCATTGGAGTGTACAGCTTAGCCATTCCTGTTTTGGGTGTAAGGTAAGGGTATGAATAGAACAGTTGTTCGCTTGACTCTGGTTGCAGAGGTAGCATATATTGTGAGCATGACGGGCACCAATAATAGAAAGGAAGGATAGGAATGGTGCAAGAGATTCCAACAGCCGAAGCAATCCAAACGGAGATTGCGGAGGCCCAAAAGGCATGTGAGGCTGCAATGAAGGTTGCGGCAAAGTCACGCAAGGCGGCAGAGGCAGCCGTGGGCAATGTGGCCTTCGAGGATTTGGCAGAGCTTTTTGAGCAGGTCAAATTCGACGAGGCGGCTGTGTCTAGGTGCGAGTCGGCCCTAGTTGTCGCCCAGGGCAAGCTCGAATTTGAGGCTGTGCGCGAGCGATGGAACACGCAAGAAGCCCTGCGGGTCAACATCACCAGAGCGTTCAATGACGTGCTAGCCGTCCTTCACAATGAGCTAGTTGCTGCTGGTGTGGAAACGATCACGTTTACTGGTGGCGACGAAACCGTTTTGAAGTTTGCGGGGGAGGGTGTTGTGAAGCCTCCGTCCGCAGGACGGACACGCAAGGCTGCCACCAATGGGAACGGCTCCAGGGGACACGGTGCCATCCGGATTGATTCCACAGGCGAGGAATTCCGGTCTCGTAACGCAGCGTACAACACACTACGGACACGTGTGGACGGTAAGGCACCAGGCTCGCCTGCGAACACGGATAGCACAACGCGCTGGCTCAACGCTAACGGGTTTGCGTTTACGGAAGTCGCCACTGCATAACCGTATACGCGCCTAAGCAATAAACCCCCTCAATGCCCGTCACGAGGGGGTTACTCTTTATGTCAAGTGTAGTCGTGGTTGTGGTCGCATCACGGGATTTATGGGTGACGGCTGCGAGCGTATATCAAACGTGCGCCACCACGATCGCCGTAGCGCCCCCTCTAATATCAAACGGGTAGTTGGGTGCGGTCGGTGATTTACATGGCCCGTGACGGGCATCGTACGAATTGTATACACAATTGGTACGAGCGTAATCACACTGGCAGCACACCGTCCTGTGTTATGTATACCTATACTCTACGTAACAGCTACCCATAACAACAGCACATAACGGGTAGACATAAGGTCAGACCCCCATTTGACTTTTCTCTACCCCCTGTGGAATTAGACTCCACCAAATTTTTCACTCAGAAACCCTTACTGCACCACTCACAGAAACACTTACTACTTACTACCGCCACTGCACCACTTACTACTGCCACAGAAACACTTACTGCAGCGCAATAGCCTGCTGGGTAGCCCGTCCTCCAAAACCCTTACTGCGCCTTACACCCTTGGTACGGTCTGGCGGGCCTGCACCATGGTACGCTGTAGTCCAGAAACACTTACTGCAAGCTAGTGGCTGCGACCGATGCTAGTACACCCTTACCGGTCTTATCCCAAGGGCTTGACAACCGCATACAGTTCGTGGTACCCTATTTGCGGAAGTGTAATATGGACTACGAGTACCACCCTGTAGTAGCCGAGCACGAAGTCCAGCTGAAGGAACTGGGTAAGATTACCGAAGAGGAGCTAGCCCAGTGGGAAAGGGCTGCCCGTGTTAGGTTCCTGGACTTGTTTGGCAAGTTACTCAACTACGACTTTTCGTTTTTCAACAGAGTCGAACCGGAGCTGCTAAATAATCCTGAAGCCGTTAGTCGGAGGGACTACGACTACTTCAAGGAAATTCGTACCAGGGTTTACACCTTTGGTAATCTGGGAACCCTTAAGGGAGTCATGGGGCCAGAGCAAACCAGAAGTGGAGTTAACATCACGGTCAGCATAGATCAAAGGCAGATAGACACTGAGGAAGCTAAGAGAGCTGCCTCTAGAGACTTGCTAGAGCGTTTCAATGCTAACTCCAAGTACCTACCAGAGCAGGAACTAATTGAGGGCGAAGTCATTACTAATGGAAGACAAAGTGCTAAGGATTAGAGAGCTAGAGGATATTGGTATCTTCGACAAGAAGTACCAGTTGATACAGAGTACTGCTCTATGTCTAGCCTGTGGCTACTCTTGGCTTGCCCTAAGACCTACTATTACCTTTCTACTGCAGTGCCCCAGCTGCTACCTGCTTAGGGCCAACTAATGCCTGCACTTCTAGTAGGTCCAAAGGGTGAACAGCTAGTAATAGAGTCTAGTCCCTGTAACCACCACTGGGTCATAGAATCCCCCGATGGGGAGTTCAGTAAGGGTATATGTAAGAACTGTGCCGAAGAGCGTCAGTTCCGTAATAGCCTAAAGAAGTTTGGCGACCCCTGGAAGGGCCGCCAAGGTTACGATTGACAGCCATTCTTCCTTCTTGGGCAGCGCCAGTGCCTGGGGCGGTTACTGGTGCTGCCCGGACTACAGGCTGGGTGGGATGAGCCTTACCTCCGTTCAGTCCCACCCAGCCGATGTAAGTGAGTTTGACACCAAGGTAGTAGCAGCCCGTTATGGGGATCTAAGAGCTTATGCCAAAGCAGTCCATAACTTGGAGATAGAGCAACATCAGGAAGCTTGGGAAGAGGCTCTTGAGACTGGCAACGAACTGGTTATAATTTGCCCTCCTGACACTTATAAGAGTACGACCGTGCGTATGTGGTGTGAAAAGAAAATAGGCCAGAACCCCAATATCCGCATTCTATGGCTTCAGAAGGCTGGTGAACAGGCCGAGCGTAACGTTATGGCTATGCAGCGTACCATTGAGAGTAACCCTGTTTACAGGGCAGCGTTTGGTATCCAGAGAGACCCTGATGGCCAGTGGACTAAGACTACCTTATTTGTGCTACGTGACAGCCACAATCCTGATCCTACAATTCTAGGCTGTGGCCTCAATGGCCCCTATCAGGGCTCCCACTTCGATATTGTAGTCATAGATGATCCCACTAACCAGGAAGACGTTACCAGTGACACCACTATGGAACAGCAGCGTAGTAAGCTGCGTGGTGTAATCATTGACAGAGCCGTCGAAGGCGGTCGTATAGTAGGTATTATGACCAGATGGGGTGAGAACGACTTAGTACCCACCTTTGCAGACATGGGCTTCGCTATTTATGAGATGCCTATTGCTGGTGACTACCCCTGGGGGCCTACCATTAGTGCTAAGCTATTCCCCCAGGAGAAACTTGAGGCCTTAAGACGTAAGAAGGGCGACAGGCTGTTTGCTCTAACCTATATGTGTAATACTCAGGCCACTGAAGGCAATCGTATCAAGAGAGAACACATTAGCTACTGGGATGCCTCCACCATTCCCAACCGGCCCCTAGCCTTCTATATGGCTGTAGACCCTGCAGCCTCCCTCAAGACCAGTGCAGACTACGCTGCCATCTGTACCGTTGGTGTAGATATCAAGCCCAACCCTAGTGTAATTTACTTAGTGGATATGTTTGCAGCCCGCCTAGAGACCCCTGACTTAGAGCTAGAGATAGTAAAGCGGGCTAAAAGAGTCAATGGTCTGCGTAAGGTAGGTCTTGAGACAGTAGGCTTCCAGCTCAGCCTTATCCAAGGTATGAAACGCAGGTACAAGCTCCCATTGGAAGAGATACAGTACCGTACCAAAGAGACTATGAGACAGCGCATTAAAGCACTAGATAGAGACAAGGTGAGCCGTGCAGATTACCTCGATTCCTTATTCGCCAGTAATCGTCTATTTCTTCCAAAAGGATTACCATTACTCGATGGTGTTAGCCTTGAAACAGAGCTGTGCCTCGTGCCCTATGGTAGGCATGACGACAGGATGGACGCACTTGCAATGGCCTGTTGTCTAGCTGAATCTGCACGGCCTCAACCTCAACGTAGAGTCAGAAGCCTCTGGGGAGGTTACTAATGCCCAGTGACACCAAAACCGAGCCTACTATAGGGTACTGCAGAGAACTCCTTGCCCATGTGCAGCGTTACTGGGGAGGTAAACAGAAGGAACTAGACGATCTACGAAACGAAATGTACTGGGATGAAGACCTAGTACCACAGGAAGACACAGCTGCCAAAGGCAGACGTAGGCGTATCACTCCTGAGCGTATGACAGCCAATGAGCTGCGCCGCGAAGTAGACCTTATTGCCTCCCTATTCCCTTACCCTGCAGAGATCGGTGTCCAGTACATAGGTGAGGGTTCCCGTAGTGAGGCAGTTGCAGAGCGTGTAGAGGTTGCCCTGAATGAGACTATAGACCAGCTCAATCCACCTCTAGATTCTCCCATACTCAGGGAAAGAGCTAGTATGTGCCTTCTAGGCCGTGCTGCACGTATTATAGTCCCAGGCCATATGTACTACTGGGACTTTCCCTATATAAAGGAGGACGAGTCTCTAGATGAGTGGACCCAGCGTCATGGTCAGTGGATAGGCCAAGCCCCACTACCAGTCATGTGGGTAGACTTACCTGCAGAGTCCACTTTCCCTCCTAGCTTTGGTCGTATGGAGGAAGAGCTAATCAGTTGGCAGACTGTCAACGGCTACGACCTATGCAGTATGTTCAGCCCTAAAGAACTATCTGGACTGGTGGACTACCAGAGTACTGATCTTGGAGACGAGTTCACCTTAATTATCTACAGCAACCAGGCTTGGTTGACCTATGGCATTCTCAAAGGTGAGTCCAGTTCCTTTCCTCAGGATATGGAACGAATTGTGCGCTCTATAGAGCACGGTCTGGGAGTTCCAGTCATCCAGATCACTCCAGGTGCCACCTCACACAAGAAGGAGCCTGGTAAATACTGGATGGGAGTCTCAGATGCCAGTATCGCCCTTATCAAAGCTGCTAACAGGCGCCTGTCAGAGGCTGCCACAGCTTCTAAGTTTGACTCCCTACCTATATTTAAGATGTGGTTACAAGAGGACAACTTAATTGGTGAAGGCAGCAACTCTGACCCCACTAATATGTTCCAGGGTGACCTCTGGGAACTCCGTACTGGTAACAGTGAGGGTATGGAGAAAGAGAACATAGAGCCTCTATTCACTCCCAGATATGGTGAGAAGACCTTAGCTATAGCCCAGTTTGCCCTCGCTAGAGCCGAACGGAACTCCGGCGCTGTAGAGGCTCTGGAGGGGGCGACTGGCCCTAGTGGTGAACCTGCTTGGTCCCGTAACTCCATTATAGAGCAGTCCAAGATGAAGCAGAGTAGACTATCTCAGGCTGTAGCTGCAGCTGACCTCAACGCTGCAGATATGATTAGTCGCAGTATAGTAGCCTTTGGTGAATCCGTCTCCCTAACTCCTAAAGGCAAGGGGCCTAAAATCACCCTAGAGCCAGATGAGTTGAGGGACTTCCGTGTAGTGCTTAAGTCTGAGTATAAGATGAAGTTGCCTGTGAGCCGACGGGCTGATATTCAATTAGGCGTCTCTATTATGCAACAGGCTAAGGAAGCCGGCCTCCCTATCAGCCCAGCCTGGGTAATGGAACAAGTAATGGATATTCAGCGCCCTATGGAGGAGTTCAAGAGGGCTCTAACTTGGGAGCTGCTGATGTCAGAGGAGTCAAAGGCTTTCTACAAGCGTCTTCTGGTTAAGGAGTCCGAAATAGATCTAGCTGAGGACGAGGGTATGGATGTAGCCCAATTACAGCAGCTAGTGGCCAGCGGACAACTACCTGCAGACATAGCAGCCCAGTTTGGCCAGTTAGCTACTGGCCAGGGTGCTAATGGAGCAGGGGATGGTCAGGCTAGAAAGTTTGCCAGGGCAGGAATTCCCTTCAGTACCAATCCTACAGGCCCCCAGCCTGAGCAAGAGATGCCTAATACTGGTGTGGGACCATACTAATGCTCTGTGTGCAATGTGGTTATCCTGCTGTAAAGTTAGGCTCCGATGGTTGGTTATGTTTTGAGTGCTGGATGGAGTGTAGTAATGCCTGAGTCTCCATTTGACAGCTTAGTAGAAGCCTTCCGCGACGCTAAGGCACAGATGACGGACTCAGCTAGGGCTGTTAGGTCAGATATAGTGTCCCCTGCTGACCCTAATGCTACCAAGCTTACCCGTCAGGAACGCCTAGCTGACTTTGAGGACTTCATGGTCAATCCTGCTAGGCGAGAATCAGAGTTCTTAAGGCTTCGTGACAGGTATAATCTACCTGAAGATAAGCCTATTCCTAGGAGGTTAGTCCAATTTGTACTAGAAGGACTGAAGGAACAGCGAAAGGCAAGTAAGGACTAGTATGGCAGTACCTTTAGGCCGTTACCACAGTTGGGGTACCAACCGTAACCGGCTCCAGTTTGAGAAGAACCGTAAGATAGCTCTTGGAATAGCTAGTGGTATCGTTGGTGCAGGCCTTAGCAATGCTAGTGATGCACTGGATCGAGTTCGATCCCAAGTTACGCCACCAACTGGTCGCCGGAAGATAGATGTACTGGCCACAGGACAGCGTGGTCCACTTGAGCTTCAGGCTGAGGCTAGACGCAGACAACTAGCGTTACCTCCAGTTGAACCAGAGGTAAGGACTGGCGTCATTGGGCGCACTATTGGAAGAGGACTTAGCTCAGTATTCCAGCCCCAGTCTCAGGAGGCAGAAGATCAGAAGCTGGCAGTATATAAGTCTCTTACCAGTGGTGGTCGTGATCTCCCTCGTGCAGGTCTCTTTGGACAAGCACAGCGTAGAGTACTTGACCCTGAGTCCCTTATAACAGGGAGGGCTTACGAAGCAGCTTCCTTTGGCCCTCACGAAGTAGCCGAGGCTCTAGGTGCACCAGAGTCTGTAAGGAGAGCTACTTCACTACTATCCTTGAGAGAAGCTGGCCAGCGCACCGGCCTTGTATCAGAGCGTACTCCACTACAAGCTGCTAAGCGCCTACCAGGGGATATTCCAGTAGCTGGTCGTGCTATAGTGGGTGGTAAGACCGAACATGAAGCCCTCAGTCGCCGTCTGGAAGAAGTTGGCATAGGCTCCCAAATAGCCGGAGCAGCTATTCTAGAGTCTCCTATACCAATTCTAGGCTTTACCAAGGTAGATGACCTAGTTAAGGCAGGGAGAGCTATTAGGCGTGGTGCTATGAACTCGCCAAGGGCTAGGAAACTGGTAACTGGTTTACGCGGCCTGAATGAATCAGCGGCCAGGACTCTACGTGACCAGGAGATAGTTACCCTGTATCACGGTTCAGGTGTAGGTGGCCTAGAAGGCGGAGTCCTACGGCCTGGTACTGGCCTAGTTACCAATAGAGAAATAGCTGAAGCCTTTGCCCTACGTCGTGGTGGTGAAGTCTATGAGTTCCGTATCCCTCGTAGTCAAGTACAAGTCCCTAGACCTAATGAAACCTGGTATGTAGTCTCTGACCAGCCACAGAAGCCAGTTACAGGGATTAGGCGGTTGGCTACTGAGGTAGGTGGGACTAGACCACCGATTGGCAAGGGTAGTCGTGTAACAATAGCTCCAAGTCGAAGTATAGTTGGCGAGTTTGCCGGTCAGTCTGGTGTGGTAGAAGATATGACTAATGAGGGTGTATGGGTTAGGTTCGCTGACGGCAGAGTGGAGGGATTTGACAAGACCTTGGTGACTGCTGAGCGACCTCCAATGGTAACTTCTCCTCAGGCTGCTAGATTACAAGAGCAGATAGATGATTTGGAGGATAGGATTGAAGCTGCTGAGGAAGCAGGTAGAGATACTTCCAGACTTGAGGGTAGGCGTGACTTAATACAGGAGCAGCTAGAGGACCTACAGAGTGGACTTGGCCCTGGTACCTACCCCACCGAGTACCGTGGCATAGAGGAAACAGGTATACCAGGTAAAGTTCCTGAGATAGAAGAAGCCATCCCTCCTACTACCTTCCCAGGTGTCACAGATGTAAACCTAGAAGCTCCCTTAGACAAGTACATGAGACGGCGTGGTCAGTACCTAAGTCCAGCCTTACGCCGCACTCTAAGAGAAGCTGGCTACAGCAAGGAAGAGATTGAGCAACTGAGCCGTATCCCAGAGGTAGGTGGTGGTGCTCCAGGTGCAGGAGCCTTCAACATCCCTGGCCGAGAGACACCAACTCCAGCTACAGCACCATCTCCAGGTAGGGCTCCTTCACCAACAACAGCGCCTAGGTTTGGTGCAGGACAGCCCCCTACACGACCTCCTGCACCTGAAGTACCAGGTATGTTTGAAGAACCCACTGGTGGTCAGGGTCAGTTGTTCAATCTACAACCAGTTGATCCAGTTACTGGCACTCCAACTGGTTCTGGGCAGTTATTTAGATTAAGTCAAGCCGCACCGCCATCTGGGCCTGGGGTTGAAGGTATACCTCCAGTATTTACTGAGGGTGGGCAGCCTACTGCTGCCCATCTTGGTGAGCCACCTCCTGAACCTGCTGGTCCCATTGAGGGGACTCCTATTGGCTCAGGTAAGCAACTCCAACTAGAGATGGCTGATGTGCCACAGGGTGCGCCAGGTGAAGCTGTACCAACAGCTATTGGCGCTGAGCAAGCAGCTCTATTTGAGGCTGAACAACTAGCCAAGAAGGTGATTCCTAAAGGTAGCCTACCAGGTCGCGCCTATGATGAGCTAACTGGTCTAATAGGCACTACCCTAACTTCAGTCACCTCCCTAGATATAGGTAGCCGCTTCCGCAATGCTATGATACTAGGCTGGACTCATCCTCGTCAGTGGCTCTCAAACTGGAAGCCTGTACTCAAGGCCACCTTCAGTGAGGCCCAGGCCAGATCCACACAGAAAGCATGGGAAGCCAACCCTTGGTTCAGTGTCACAGCTGAAGGCACTGAGCGTCAAGGTCTAGGCTTCACCGATGTAGGAGGCCACATCTATGAGTGGGGGCCAGATGTAGCTCCAAGTGAGCGTGTACCAGGGTTCACTGGTATTAACAAGTCCGCTGTAAGCCGTACCTTTAAGAAGTTTACACCTTGGACTGCTGCCTCCGAGCGTAACCTAGCTGTAGACCTGAACAAGCAAGGCGTAGAGGTCTATGCCCAGCGCGCCCAGGCTATGTGGGATTCTGGCGTACGTGACCCTGACCAGTATAAAGCCTTGGCCAAGACCATTAACCACGCTAGATTCTATGGTGATGTAGAGATAGGCCGAATACTGCCTGGTATCAACGCTTTCTTTAGCAGCCGTGCCTTAGTGGCCCGCTTCCAGGTAATGCTCGATCCACTACTCCAACCTGGCAGCCTGTTTAAGCCCTCAGCCCGCCAACTAGCTGCTAAGAACATGGTAGGCTTAGTTGCAGGCGATCTAGCCCTTCTAGGTCTTATAGGCAGCGCCGGCGCCTTAGCTGGAACTGCCACTGTAGAAGTCAATCCCCTGTCTCGAGGCTCAGATTGGCTCAAAGCCAAAGTAGGCTACACTCGTTTAGACCCTTGGGGTGGCTTCCTACCAATGGCCCGCTTAATTGCTCACATGGGAGCAGCTGCGGTTACAGAAACTGGAGCTAAGGATACCGGATACGATGCTGCAGATGTTAAGCGTGAGTTGGGACAATTCTTTGCTAACAAGGAAGCGCCTGTAGTTAGGCTATTTACTGACGCTGCAGGCATAACTCAAGCCTTCGGAGGTAAGAAGGTACTGTCTACAAAAACATTAGTAGACCTCTGGGCACCCTTTATTGCTAATGACGTATACGAGGCGGTAAAGATACAAGGTCTAGTTGGACTGCCATTGTCCGCTGCTGGAGCTGTGGGTATTGGAGTACAGACCTACAAGACCAACCAACTATTTGAGATACCTAAGTATCGCACAGACCTTGAAACAACTAAGTTGGCATTCCCTGGCGCTGGGCAGCCTTTAGCGCTTACTTCTGAAGATGAGCGTAAGGCCGAAGAAACGCTGCTAAATGTACGAGAATGGATTGATGCTAAGGAGCAGCAAATGGGACCAAAGCCGGATG